GTAATCAACCTACAAATCAGAACAGAATACAATGGTCAGGTATTAATGATATTACTACTTGGTTATCAGGAACTAAACAAGCTGATCAACAAGATCTTCCAGGATCAGGTGGTGAAATTGTAGCTATAACTTCAGGTGAGTATGGTTATGTATTTAGACAAAACCAAATCATTCGTATGGATTATGTTGGTGGAGCAACTGTATTTAGATTATCAGTAATATCTCCTAATAGAGGAGCTATATATGGCAAGACTGTAGCACAAGATAATAGACGAGTTTTCTTTTATGCTGATGATGGATTTTATGAAATATCAGGTGATAACCTTATTTCAATAGGTGCTGAAAAAGTTAATAGATTTTTTGATCTAGATCTTAACAAAGCATTTTCTGATAGAATATGTGCAGCAGTAGATCCATTTAATCAACTGGTTATGTGGCTTTATCCTTCATCTTCTAATGCATCTAATACATCAGGAATATGTGATAAGCTTATTATCTACAACTATGCTACTAAAAAATGGTCATTAGCTGAGACTAATGCTAGTTTTATATTTAGTCAGTTTGTAGGTGCTTATACTGTAGAGCTTATGGACACTATATCTGAAAACTTAGAAAGTATAAATATTGCTTTAGATACTGACTTTTGGTCAGGTGGACAGAAGTTTTTAGGAGCTATAAATAACTCTTACAATGCTGCAATTTTTAGTGGAACTCAAAATGAATCTGAGATAGAGACTTCTGAAATAGAAGTATTTCCTGGACATAGAGCATCTATTACAGGAGTAAGACCAATTGTTGATGCTGAAGCTACAGTAACAGTTAAGACTAGAAATAGATTAGCAGATTCAAAAGTAGAATCTACTTCGTCAACAATGACCTCTAATGGTATCAATCCTATAAGACAATCAGGAAGATACTTTAGAGCAAATGTTAAAGTACCAAGTGGTAAGACTTTTAGTCATGGACAAGGGATTGATATTACTGCTGTTAAAGCAGGGTTAAGATGACAGATAAAACAGATATAGATAACGTAAGATATAGTTTCGAAACACAAGAATTTTTTCAAAGACAAATTGAAGAAGCAATTAACACATTAATTAATGAAAAGAATACAGAAAATAACAAAGCATATGCTTGGTTTATAGGAGAATAGATGGCAGGTATAAAAGATTATAGCACAACAGCAGGTAATAATACATCCGTAGGAGGTGTGTCTATTGCAGAAGGTATGTTGCCTTCAAATATTAATAACGCATTTAGAGCTGTTACTGCTGATATGCGAGAATGGTACAATGATGCTCAATGGATTATCTATGGTGATGGTGATGGCGCACATACATTTACTTATGTAAGTGGCACAGCATTTAGAGTAGATGGCGCTGATGTTACTGCTCATTATCATGCAGGACGTAGAGTTAAAGCAGTAGGTTCTTCTACAGGAACAATTTATGGTACAATAGCAAGTACATCTTTTTCAACAAATACAACAGTTAACGTAACTTGGGATTCAGGTTCTTTATCAAGTGAAACATTAGTTATTTATTTAGCTATATTAACTAAAACAAATAATTCATTACCAACAGATAGTATTGATTCTTCTAATTTAAAAACTAATTCAGTTACAACAGCAAAAGTTACAGACGCAAATATTACTGCTGCTAAACTTGCAAGTAATGCAGTAGAAGCTGCTAAGATAAATGCTTCAGCTGTTACTGGAAGTAAGATTGCAGGTGATGCTATTGATTCATCAAAAATTGCAGACGATGCAATTAATAGTGAACATTATACAGACGGATCTATTGATACTGCACATATTGCAGACTCACAAGTTACTTCAGCTAAAATAGCTGATGATGCAGTTACTGCTGGTAAAATAGCAGATGCAGTTTTAGTTACAGCTTCAGAACATGCTGCACACACTCCTGACGAAGTTACAATATTAACAACAGCTGGTTCAGATGCTAGATACTTTAGACAAGATTCAAGCGAAACAATTGCATCAGGTGATACTTGGTCAGCTGGAGATACAAAAGTAGCAACAACAGCTGCTATTGATGCAAGAGTTATAGATTTAGTAGATGACGTTGGAGGATTTGTTCCAATAGCAAATGAAACAAGTTTTCCTAATGCTAACCCTGACGTAAATAATGGTGCAGGAACTATTGTTAGTGTAGCTACTTTAGGTAGTACACACACAGCAAATGGTTCAGGTGTTGCATCTATATCTAATGGAACTGTAGGAAATTCTACAGTAACAATAAATGGTTGTGGAGCTAATGCTTCTTTAACATCAGGTTTTGGAATGCTAGTAGAAACAACTACTACATTAAATACATATACATTTCATAGATTAGTACCAAAAGCTACAGAAGTTACAACAGTAGCAGGTAAAGCTACTGAAATTGGTAGATTAGGTACTGCTGATGCAATATCAGATATGAATACTTTAGGTACAACAGATGTTGTATCTGACATGAACACACTTGCAGCAGTAAGTGGGTTAAGTACTTTAGCATCAAATTCAGCTAATGTTACAACTGTTGCAAACAATGTAACTGGTGTTAATAGTTTTGCTGAAAGATATAGAGTAGAATCTTCTGCTCCTACATCTAGTTTAAATGTTGGTGATTTGTATTTTGATACAACAGCTAACGAATTAAAAGTTTATAAGTCATCAGGTTGGAGTGCTGCTGGTTCTACAGTTAATGGAACATCAGCAAGATTTACTTACAACATTACAGGAACACCTAGTAGTGTATCAGGCTCAGATGCAAATGGTAATACTCTTGCATATGACGCAGGATTTGCAGACGTTTATTTAAATGGTGTAAGATTATCTTCATCTGATATTACAATTACTTCAGGTACATCTGTAGTATTTGCAAGTGCTTTAGCAAATGGCGATGTTGTTGATGTTGTTGGATTTGGTACATTTAATGTTGCAGCGATTGCAGCTACATCTATTACATCAGGCACATTAGCAGACGCAAGACTGCCAAGCACAATGGCAGGTAAAACATTAACTGGTGCAAATGTTACAACTGTTTATAATGGTTTGATTGCTGGTGGTGATGGTGGTTCTAATGATGGTCAAATACAATTAAACTGTTCACAAAATTCACATGGTGTAAAAATTAAATCACCACCACATAGTGCTGGTCAATCTTATACTTTAACTTTACCCTCATCTATTACTAATAATTATTATTTAAAAACAGATGGTTCAGGTAATTTATCTTTTGCAGAAGTTCCTACAGAAACTAAACCAACTGTTGCTAACGTAGCACAAACCATAGCACCAGCTACAGCTACAACAATTAATATTACAGGAACAAATTTTTCAGGAATACCAAGAGTAGAATTTATAAAATCAGATGGTTCAGTTACAACAGCTAACACAGTTAGTTTAACAAATGCTACAACTTTATCTGTTAATGCAACTTTAGCATTAGGAAACTACTATGTAAGAATAGAACTTGATGATGGTAATTCAGGAAGAAGTGCCAATGCAATTATTACAGCTTCAACAGCTCCAAGTTTTTCTACAAATGCTGGGTCATTAGGAGCTATAGCTGGTAATTTTTCAGGAACTGTAGCAACGATTGCTGGTTCTTCAGATTCAACAATAGCTTTTTCTGAAACAACAAGTGTATTAACAAATGCTTCACAAGCTAATTGTTCTTTAAATTCATCTACAGGTGTGATAACAACAAGTGATTTCGGTGGTTCAAGTACAACAGCAACAACTTATACTTTTACTATCAGAATAACAGATGCTGAAGCACAAACAGCAGAAAGAGAATTTAGTTTAACAAGCTCATTTGAAGCAACAGGTGGAGGACAATTTAACTAATGGATAACATTTTCAAATCGTCAATCAATAACATAAGCAAGGAGATTTGCTAATGGCTAGTACATATTTAACAAGAACATCAGGTTCACCAACTAATGCTTTAAAGTGGACTTTCTCTGCTTGGGTTAAAATAGCAAGTATTACTGGTGATACATTTTTATTAGACTTTTATACTGATGGTAATAATAGGTCTCAAATT